AGCCTGTTATCTCGGACATTCAACATGAAACGGACATTCAACATGAAACCGTTGAAATTGAGCCTGAGCTACTGCGAACACTCGATTTAATAGCGAAATCATCCAAAACTGACGATCTAAATGTATCAGGCATACAATTAGCACCTGATTACAGCGACGACATCGCCCTCATAATGCTACTTTTGGAAGCCGCTTAATGCCATCTGTGAATGAGCAACTGCAAGATAGCGCCATCGGGCATGCGATAGATTTCACTCGCTATTCAAACGGTGTCGTCAAACGACTGATCGCGCTGTTAAATCGCAGTGACGCCGATATCTTTGCGCAGATCAACCGGGCGCTCGAACGATTGCCGGCTGAATCTTTCACCGTCGAACGCCTGGACATGCTCTTGCAAGACGTGCGCAGAATCAACGAGGCAGCTTACTTGCAGCTACGCCATGGCCTTGAAGGTGAATTACGCGAACTGGTGACGTATGAGGCCAGCTATCAGATGCAACTCTTTCAATCCGCGCTGCCCGTTCAGTTGTCCGTTGCTGCCGTAAGCGTGGATCAAGTCTATTCGGCGGCGCTAGCAAGACCCATGCAAAATCGGCTTTTGTCAGAATGGGCTAAGGGCATGGAAGCCGACAAGATGATTCGCATCCGTGATGCGCTCAGAATGGGCTATGTCGAAGGCGAGACAATAAGCCAAATGGTGCAAAGGATTCGGGGCACAAGGGCAAAAGGATACGAAGACGGCATCATTCAAACGGACATGCGAAATTGTGAGGCAATCGTCAGAACAGCCATCTCACACACGGCAAACCACACGCGGCAAAAGTTCTATGAGTCGAACGAATCGCTGATTAAGGCGCTGGCGTGGGTCAGCACCTTGGATTCCAGGACTTCCAGCGTATGCCAGGCCAGAGATGGAAAGCAATTCCCGCTTAACTCAGGGCCGCGACCGCCGGCGCATTTTAATTGTCGCAGCACCATGGTTCCGGTATTGCGTAGCTGGCGGGAATTGGGAATCGATATTGATGAGCTACCGGAAAGCACACGTTCGAGCATGGACGGCCAAATCCCGGAAACCACCACTTATCAAACATGGCTGAAGGGCAAGCCTGCATCATTTCAAGATGACATTCTCGGCAAGACTAAAGGCGCATTATTTCGCCGTGGTGATTTGCCGCTTGATCGGTTTGTCGACAAAGCAGGCAAGGAATACACGCTTGACCAGCTACGCGAGAAAAACGCTGCCGCTTTTGCCAAGGCGGGGCTATGATTAGCGGATGCCAAGCCTAACCCTGGTCTCTGACAACGCCAAGCCCGAGAAGCCGGCAAAGGTTCGCCGTGCTCCTCGTGTGTCGCCCTATTGCCCCGTGTGCAATGGCTCGACCTGGGTGATGGTAAATCAAGGGCCGGCTGATGTTATCGGCGGCAAAGCGCACCGGGTTCGGTGCTGCGTGTATTGTTTGAGTCAGGCCAGGGTGACTACTTGGTGACTTTCACCGGCCGACCACAACAGCCATTAATTTATTTGATTGATCCATAAATAAAATATGGTACGATTCCAATCGCGGCGATTCCGTTCGCCCAAAAAATCTAGCTGCCCATAGGCGGCTTTTTTTCGTCCAAGTTTTCATGGCCTCGTGTTGCGGGGCTTTTTTATGCCTGATTCCCGGATGGGTAGGGTGCAATGGGCTGGATAGCCTGCAATGGTCGGATGACCAAAGGAGTACGACTCAATGAAACTGAAACTTAACGAGCAAGGGTTCGCAATCGTCCTGGATGGCAAGCCCGTTTATGTCGCTGATGATGGCAAGGAAATCGCGTTTGACGTATCCGGTACGCAATCGACAATCTCCAGGCTGAACTCTGAAGCAAAGTCACATCGCGAACGCGCAGAAGCGGCTGAAAAGTCACTAAAAGCATTTGACGGTATCGATGATGCTGGCGCGGCTCGTAAAGCACTTGAAGTCATGTCAAATCTTGACGCCAAAAAGTTGATTGATGCCGGCGAAGTCGAGAAGGTCAAAGGTGAAATCACCAAGGCATTCCAGGCGCAGCTAGATCAAGCCAACACCAAGGCTCAGACGCTGGAACAAGCGCTCTACGGCGAGAAGGTTGGCGGGTCGTTTGCCCGTTCCAAGATGATCGCTGAAAAGCTGGCTATTCCGGCTGATATGGTTCAGGCCCGTTTCGGCCAAAGTTTCAAAATCGAAGAAGGAAAAATGATTGCGTACGATGCGAACGGGAACAAGATTTATTCCCGTGCAAATCCGGGCGAACTTGCAGACTTTGACGAAGCGCTTGAAACGCTCATTGAAAACTACCCTTACAAGGATCACATCCTGAAATCGTCCGGCGCGTCCGGTTCAGGGGCTTCTGGCAATAGCCAAGGCTCCAATAGCAAAACCCTGTCCCAAGCCCAGTTTGCTGCAATGTCTCCGGCTGAAAGAGCTAAGGCATTCGCAGGCGGGGCGACTTTAAAAGGCTGATTCTCAGTCGCCACCAATTAAGCCGCCTACGGGCGGTTTTTTTACGCCCAAAGGAATTGCATCATGGCTAATACACTGACCTCTCTAGCACCCGTTCTGTTCTCTGCCGCTCAAGAAGTGTCCGGCGAACCGTTCGGCATCATCTCAAGCATTACGACAAACTTTAACGACAAAGGCGTCGCCAAGGGCGATAGCGTACTCGTTCCTATTGCGCCGGTTCGCGCTGCTTCCGATTTCACCCCTGGCGCCACAAGCTCCACTGGTGATGATGCGGTTGCTTCCAATGTGTCCGTTCAAATCACCCAATCCAAAAAGGTTAGCTGGCATTTGACCGGCGAACAGATCCGCTCTTTGGATAACGGCGCAGAATCCGCTGAATGGATGCGCCAATTGATTGCTCAAGGCATGCGCACGCTGCGCAACCTGGCAGAGGCTGATTGCGCCAATCAGGTCAAGGTTGGCGCTTCGCGTGCTTTCGGTGCAGCAGGAACCACGCCGTTTGCCTCTGACCTGTCGGCAATCACCAACGTCTATAAGATGCTCAAAGACAATGGCGCGCCCATGTCCGACTTGCAGCTTTGCGTTAATACCGCCGCCGGCCTGAATCTGCGCAACCTCGGCATCATCCAGCAGGCGTATCAAGCGGGGTCCGATGAAGAGCGTCGTTCGGGCATGCTGCTCAAGCAATTTGGCTTTTCTATCGGCGAATCTGCCGGCATCGTTGCCCACACCAAGGGAACCGGCGCATCGTATGTCACCTCCGGTTCTACCGCCCCTGGCGTCCGGGATATTGCCTTAGTCACTGGCACTGGCACAGTATTGGCTGGCGACGTTGTTACCTTTGCTGCTGATGCAAACAACAAATATGTGGTCAATAACGGCGTTGCTGCACCGGGTACGATTTCCCTCGGTCGCCCGGGCGCTCAAGTCACTATTGCCACCGCCAATGCTTTGACCGTTGGCAACAGCTACACGCCTAACCTCGCCTTTGAGCGTTCGGCTGTTGTTGGCGTTATGCGTCCCCCGCTCATGCCGGCCAACCCGACCATGAGCATGATTCCGATCTCTGACCAAAAGGGCATGACCTACTTGCTGGTTGATATTGCCCAGTATGGCCAGCGCACGCTTGAACTGCACCTTGCCTACGGCTTCAAAGTCGTTCAAAGCGAGCATGTCATGCTGGTTCTCGGCTAACAGTAACCACCGGGGGCTTCGGCCTCCGGTATTTATTTGGGGAATTAAATGGCTGGTCTCACTCGTGAGCAACGTGCTGCTAAAGCTGCTGCTAATCAAAATGATGACGATTCCGCATCGCAATCCGCCGGATTGGTAGCAATGCGGAAGGACGGCGAAATCGTCTATGTGCATCCGACATGCGTTAAGTCGCACCAAGACGCTGGCTGGCAAGTAGCTAATGATTAACGTCGAAACCGGACTAGCCTCGCCCACGTCCGAGACTTACGCATCCGTCGCTGATGTTGATGCTTACGCACTCGCACGAGGATATTCCCTCTGGGCTGGTGCAGACGAAGTAAAAGAGGCTGCGCTGCGCAAGGCGACGACCTATATCGACACGACATACAAGTTCAAAGGCGCCCGAGTTGCCGAGCATCAAGCACTCATGTGGCCGCGCTCAAGCGTGATGTTTGACGGCTACACGCTGGCCAGTGATGCCATCCCTGTGCTGCTCAAGACCGCTTGCATTGAGTTGGCAATCAAGGCCATCTCCGGCGAATTGGTCACAGATAACACCTCGCAATATGTGACTGATGTATCTGTCGGGCCGATCAAGAAATCGCTGTCTGCGCCGGGTAACGGCGGGCAGGTGACTTACACGTTGATTGATTCGCTGCTGCGTGATCTGGTATCCGGTGGTGGTCAGTCGTCTATCAAGATGGTGCGTGCGTGAGCTTTTACGGCGACTTGGCGCTAACCGCCGATGATCTGCTGAAAGAGTTTGGGCAGCCAGTCACTATCCGCACGCAGACGCCGGGCGAGTACGATCCCGAGACGGGAACATCGGCTATCACCACGGTCGATACCGTGGGCAATGGCTGCGTGTTTGATTACGGCACAAATGCAATTGACGGGACGATGATTGTCCAAGGCGACAAGCAACTATTGCTTTCTCCCGTCGGCATGGCAGAACCTGGCGTTGATGATCTGGCGATTGTGGGCGGCATTTCATGGCGCATTACCCGCGTCAAATCCACCGCTCCGGCTGGTGTTGCCGTAATTTACGACTGCAACATTCGCAAATGAGCTTCACGGTTGATCTTTCGCGCTTGATCGATAAAGCCAAGGGCAAGACGGATCTTGTCGTCAAGAAAGTGATGTTGGAAACATTCAGCAAGGTTATTTATAAATCGCCCGTGGACACCGGGAGATTCCGTGCGAATTGGATCATCGGCTATTCAGCGCCAGACCGCACGACTTCGCTCAATACCGATAAATCAGGCGCAGGAACAATTGGCCGAGTCGCATCTGAAATAACCGGCGCAAAACTCGATGGAAAGTCCATCTACCTGACGAATTCGCTCGTTTATAGCCTTCGCCTCGAAAATGGTTACAGCCAGCAATCCCCACAGGGCATGGTCAAAATCACGCTGATGGAAATCAGTGCTAAATATGGGCGCTAAATGAGCAACAAGATAATCCGCGCCGCCCTTGAATCGCGGCTGAAGACATGGGCACAGGCGCAATCGCCGCCCATACCCATTGCCTATCAAAACGTGGCATTCACGCCACCCAATCAAGCCCGTTACTTACGGGCTTTTTTATTGCCTGCTGAAACCCGTAGCGACTTGCCTGGAACGTCGCGCAACTACATGGGCATCTTTCAAATATCAATCTGCATTCCTGATGGATCTGGTTCGGGTGCTGCTGAAACGATATTAGCTGACCTTGAAGCCCTGTTTCCCGTTGCGCTAACGATTGAAAGCGCTGGCACAAAGATATTCATCACCCGTCCTGTTAGCGCATCCCCCGCGATGAATGAGCCGGGATGGTTTGTCCTGCCCACGTCGATCCGATACCGGGCCGATAAATAGATTCTTGTTTCACCAATGCCCGTTTTGGGCGCATCGACCGCTGAAAGGCGGTTTTTTTTCGTCCATGAAAGGATATTCCAAATGAGTTATTTTTTCCCAGAAGGTAGCAGCCAGCAGTTTTCTCAAACTTTTGCCAGTGCTAAAACAATCACGGCGATGTCGAACGCCAATCCTTGCGTATGCACCTCTGTTGCGCATGGTTACTCCACCAATGATGAGGTATTGATTACTTCGACTTGGGAAGATGCGACCGACACGGTTTTCAAAGTCACTGTGCTGACGGCCGACACCTTTTCGCTGCAAGGCCTGAATACCACTAACACCAGCTTCTATCCGGTCGGTGGCACTGGTACGGCACAGAAAATCAGCTCATGGGTAGCAATCCCGCAAGTCTTGACCATTTCCGCATCCGGCGGCGATGCTCGCTTTACCGATGTTGCACCGCTGGCCAAGCGTAACGCTATCAAAATCCCGACCGGCTTTAACGCGACCTCTGTGACCTTGAGCCTGGCACATGATGCTACGCAAGCAGCGTACATCACGATGCTGGATATTTCCCGCTCGCTGACCAAGGTAGCATTCAAACAGGTTATCTCTGGCGGCGCTGTGACCTACGGTTACGGCTATATGAGCGCCTCGGAAATGCCGAAACTCAACAGCAATCAAGTCAACACCGTCGACGCTGCTTTGACGATTTTGGGTCGTTCTATATCTTACTAAACCCCGTTGTTTTGCCACAGCCCCGCTTTCGAGTGGGGCTTTTTATAGCCCTCGGTCGCTCCGGTAAAGGGCTTTTTTTACATTTTAAGAAAGCACATCATGGCACTCAAAAAAGTATTGAACCCGACTTACAAATTCCCGGTTGAGATCCCTGTTCCTGGCGGCAAGCCGGAGAAGATCAACATCACTTACAAATACAAGACAGAATCCCAGCTCAAACAATATCTTGAAGAAAACGCAGACAAGCTGGTGGTCGATTTCCTCTGTGAATTTATCGCTGATTGGGATCAAGAGGAATCATTCGGCGAATTCTCCGAAGACGCTTTGAAAGAGATGGCCGACGTATATCCCGGCGCTGTCAATGCAATCCACATGGGATTTTACAAATCCCGCACGCAGGGTCGAGTGGGAAACTAGCAGCGGCTGCGGCGTATATCCATCGTCACAAGAAAGAAGAACCCGAAACCAATCCGTTCCTGGTTGGCATTGCTGCAATCAACGAGGCAAGGGATGTCGATGTTTGGCCGGATTGCTGGGATAGCGTCGTGTTCTTCCAGTCCATGGGACACGGCGCTTGGGAACAGGGCATGAACGGCCCGTCACGACTGGATTACCAGACCGTCGTCAACATCTTGTTCCCCCAGCACGGTATCAAGAAAAAAGACCGCAAAGCATTGTTTGCTGACCTTCAAATCATGGAAGTTCCGGCGTTGAACGCAATGCACGAAAACCCCAACAAATAACCGCCTCCGGGCGGTTTTTTCATTTTCAAAGGATCATCATGAGCGAAGAAATCGCCACATTAGGTATTAAAGTTGATACCAGCGATGTAAAACGCGGCGCTGATGATCTTGATAAATTAGCCGGTGCTGGCAAGCGTGCCGAGAAATCCACCGATGGCGTCTCGGACGGATTCCGCACTATGGCAACGGCCATTGCAGGCCTCGGACTAGGCGCAACCGTTCGGGAGTTTATCCAAGCCGCTGATGCGATGGATAGCATGTCCGCACGCCTGAAGCTGGTGACAACCAGCAGCCGGGAAGCGGTAGATGTACAGTCCAAACTGGTGGATCTGGCTAACGCTAACCGCGCCGGCTTGCAGGAAACCGTTTCCCTATTCACGAAGATTGCTGACCCGGTAAAACGCGCCGGCGGGTCAATGGCTGATTCGCTTAAGATTGTCGATTCATTCGCAAAAACGCTGAAAATTAGCGGCGCATCGGCACAGGAAGCCGCAGCAGCGACGTATCAATTCGCTCAGGCAATGGCCTCCGGGAAGCTGGCTGGCGATGAATTCAGATCGTTGGCTGAAGCATCGCCCCGCTTCCTGAGCGCGATGGCTGAAGGGATGAATGTACCCCGCGAAGCCCTCAAGAAATTGTCCGAAGAGGGAAAGCTGACGATTGATGTCGTCGGCAACGCCCTGATGAAAATGCAAGGCCAGCTAACCACTGAGTTCGCGGTATTGCCGACAACCGTTGCTGATGCAATGACGCAGATCAAGAATGAAATCTTGGTTGGCGTCCAAGAGATCAACACGGCGGGGGGTTTTACGCAAGGAATCGTTGCGGGGCTTGAAGAGGTAAAAGACTTCATGCCGGGATTCAAGGCGACTTTGCTTGAAGCGGCCAAAGGATTTGAAGGGCTTGAACAGCAGACAAGTTTTGTCGAAGTCGGGCTAACAACCCTGCGCTACACGATGGAAACCCTGCTGGTGGTGGGTGGAAATCTTGCGTATATGGCGCAAACCGCAGGCCGTGAATTAGGCGGCATGGCTGCACAAATGGCAGCGCTTGGCAGGGGGGATTTTGCCGCATTCACTGCAATTGGCGAAGCCATGCGAGAGGATGCAAAAACCGCCAAGAAAGCCTTGGACGATTACGAAAAGCGCGTGATGGGCGCTTATGCCACGCAAGATGCATTACGAAACGATGCGACAAACAGCCGCGCTGACATGTATAAAAATTGGCTACGGCAAGACGCTGAATTCGCGGCGCAATCGCTAAAAATCATTGCAGCTTATGCTGGACAATCCGTCGAAGTGCAGCAGGCGGCAATGGCTGAGTATGTCAAAAATTTCTATGCAAAATCAGCAGCAGGGGGAGGCTTGAAAGCCCCATCTTCCGGCGGTGATATTGACAAGTTGAAAAAAGACATCGAAGACCTCGCCAAGCTGCTAGATCGTATCAACGGCAAAGATGTTGGGCTGGATGCAGGCTACTGGAAAGACTTAAACACGCTTCATGCCGCGTATGCCAAGGGGAAATTGTCTCTTGATGCTTATGCTAAAACAGTCGGTAATCTGACGAAGCAACAGCAATTTTCCAAAGATTTAATCAGCGAAGAAACCAAAGCAAAAGAGGCACTTGTTCGACAAAATGAGGAGTATGCAAGATCGGTTCAATCGGCACTTGCCCCCCTTGAACAGCAAGCAAGAATGCTTGAGCTTGAGGTTGTCAATTACGGCCTGACAGAAGCGTCAATACAGTCAAACATCATAACCCGCATGGAAGAGGCGCGCGCCCTGGCTGCCGCCAATGGCGCCTGGCCGGAACATCTGAATTATCTCGACCAGGAAATTGAACTGCGCCGCCGGATCGCCACCGCATCCAGCCAGAAAGAATTCCTCGACACCAACAAACGCGCCGCCGAACAATCGGCCAAAGAGTGGGAAAAATTCAGCGACGACATCAACCGCGCGCTTACTGATGCCCTGATGCGCGGCTTCGAGGACGGCAAATCCTTTGGCCAGAACTTTGTCGACTCCCTCAAAAACTCGCTCAAATCTGCCGCGCTCAAGATCGTCGTTAACATGGTCACCAGCACCGGCGGCTCGCTGGTCAATGCCGGGATCAACGTGCTGGCGGGGACATCCGGCAGCAATGGCGGAACGGGGACGAACTATCTAGGGCTGGCAAACAAAGCAAGCAGCGCATACAGCCTGTACGGCGGCGCAACGGCTGCTTATGCCGCGTATCAGGGTACGGCTGCGGGGCTGTCCGCTTCGGAAACTGGCGCCGCAGTGTGGGCCTACCTGCAATCTGGCGACTTTGGCACAGCGCTTGGTGTCGCTCTGAAAGGCGCTCTGGGTACGACAACGGTGCCAGCAACGGTACCAGCGACGACGGTCCCGGCTGCTGGTGGCGGAGCTAGCGCAGCCACAGCCGGCCTCGGCTATTTCGCCGCCGGTGCCGCCGCTATCATGTTGATCAAGTATTTCAACGACCGCAGCCGCCCATTGCCGCTGGAATTTACCGGCCTTGCGGTCGACGGCCAATACAACGGTAAAACCTTCGACGGCAGCCTGGCCACCAACTACATGCAGGGCGGCAGCTATTGGGATCAGCGCATGCCGCTGACTTCCGATGCTGCCATCGTTGCCCAGAATTACCAGAACCTGAAGCCCCCCGTTATCGAAATCGCCAACCCGGCCTATGTCGATTGGCAACGCGCCTATCAAGAAGCCGGCTTCCAGAATCAGGTTGGATCAGATGTTTATCTGAATGGCGAAGAGCGCGTTGTCGCGCCCTCCCGGATCTCCGGCTATGACGAGGGCTACACCCCCGCCCCGTATTCCACGGACCCAACCGTCCTCGGCAACATCGACGCGGCGATTGAAGCGGCCTTCAATGCCCCGAAAGCTGCCATGAAGAAGGTGGCGGAGTTGTTCGGCGATGCCGAACTCGTCACCCAGATCGACGCTTTCACGGCGAAAATCAGCGTCTCCGGCCAGACCATCGGCGAAATCCTCGGCAAGATCGGCGCTCAGGTCACCACCGACCTTGGCCAGGCTTTCCTTCCCGCCGTCGAAGCCGCCCGTGTGCAGGGTGCCGCGCTGCGCACCGGCCTGGAAACCGCCATTGCCAACGCCACCACGGCCGGCGATACCGAAGCGGTCAACGCGCTCAAGGCCCAGATGGAAGCCATGGGCATTGCCGCCAGCGAAACCTGGAACCAAACTTTCGAGCGCGTCCTGAAGGAAACCGACGCCGTCTCGAAGGCAATGGACCTGCTCGGCGTTAGCCTCAAGGACATCGGCGACGCCAACAAAGTTTTGACGCTCTCCGACAACCTCGTCACCTTGTTTGGCAGCATCGACGCCCTGAACACCAGCATCAATGCTTACTACGGCAATTTCTACACCGAAGCCGAAAAGCAGGAACGCGCCTGGAAAGGAATGGGCGACACGTTCAAAACCTTGAACCTGGCCCTCCCGAAAACCCGCGAAGAATTCCGCGCCTTGGTCGATGCCCAAGACCTCACGACCGCAGCAGGACAGCAGACCTTTGCCGCGCTCATGAACGTGCAAGGGGCTTTCGCCGATCTGGTGCCGGCTGTCGCTGCGGTCGCCGCCGAAACCGTCAATCTCAAAGACAGCCTCACCGATATGGTTGCCGGCCTGAAAACCGCCGTCGAAGATGCGCTGTCCAACGTCACGGCTGCCTATGACCGCGATGTCGGCAACGTCAACGCCGAATACGAAGCCGCCGTTAAGCCGGTACAAGCCGCCATCGATGCCGCCCAGTCGCTCTATGACGGCATTGTCGACGA